AGTCGGCCAATACAACCTTTTCTTAACTTAGCAGATTCTACAAGTTTAAGAACACCATTTGTTCTTTCTACTAAATGTGACTTCAAGTTCTTATTCACCCCTTTACAAATTAATTAAAAGAATTTATATAAATACAAATCTATTTTTTTCTAATAATAAATTTGTATAATATAAGTTGTTTAAATTAATATTATTTTTATTATTGTAAATCAATTATTAATTTTATATCTTTTTTAATGTTATTAACTTCATATACTAATGGTTTAAAATTATTAGTATTAAAATATATTGATAATGCTTCTGATAATTCTGGTAATCGGGTACATTTTATGAAATTATTGGCATCTTTAATAGCACTATTATTAAATTTGTGTTCAAGTGTTATTGTTCCTTGTGTGATAAGTGATGTTGCAATTTTTATATAAGTTGCAACATCTTTTCCATCACAGTTTAAAATTTCTTTAATTATCTTATGTGCTTTTTGATTAAGTAGATTGTAATGTTCTACTACAGGTAAATTCTCATTTTTACTAATTAAGAACTTAATAATTTTATCATTAATTTGTGTATTGTTATTAATCATTTCTGTAATTAAATCAGTACATTCATCTTCATATTTAAGTAATAAATTATAACAATCATGTTTTTCTATTAACATAGTTAAAGCCTCCAATTTTAAAAATGTTATAATATCTTATTTATGATTCCGGTGTCATTGTAGGTTCAGTAGCTGGTTCTGATGTTTCCACTGGTTCAGTACCACCCATATCTGGTTCTGGCATTGTATTCATATCAAATTCAGGTTCTGCCATATTACCCATATCGAAATCTGAATTACCACCACTTGAATGTCTACCACCACTGAAGGAGGGTTCTTCATTATCAAATTCATCAGACTCATTACCAAACTCATCATTAGATTCATCTTTAGGCATACTATCTATATGTTTTTCTATAATTTCAGCGATATCATTTAGTTTAAGTTTATTTGACATAAGATATTGTAATACCTCTAATCTTTCTTTATCATCTAATTCAGCCACTAAATCAAGTAAATCTCTTGTTTGGTTAATATCATTACTAAGTTTTTCGGAACGTTCATTATCTTCAAGTGTGCTTGGAGATACCATTCTTATCTTAAATTTATTTACATAATCTAAATCTTTATTAATAAAGAAATAATTAATTAAATCAGTTATGCCTTGAGTATAAGCATTTTGTATTCTAATTATAGTATGTGCATAACGTGAACTAATTTTAGTAAGACTTACACCATTACCACCAATACCTTCAGGAGAATCAAAATTTAAAAACTGTTTAGGTATTTTAAGTGCTGCTAATTTTTTATTATTAAAATACTCTAAATCTACAATATCTTTAACATTAACATCTCCACCAATATTCTGAACATTTACAGCACCAATACCATTTTTAGTTGGAGTGTAAACCATATTATCTAAAGGCCCAGGAGAATTAAATGATTTAGTAGTACCTGTATTTACATTTAATGCTATTTTTTGTTCAAATTGATTTTTATATCTATGTAATAAATTAGTTACATCCGCTTTAGGCATATCGCCAACCTCAATTTGAACTAATCTTAAAATAGCGGAACGAGTCATTCTATTTAATACTAATGAATCTTCTAATAATTTTAAAGTTTGTGTAACTGGATAAGCATCTGCTAATATAGATTTACCAGATTTTATTTTATAGATTTTATTATCATCATTATTCTCACCTGATGTTACTTGTAATAATTCAGGATTTCGTTTTACGGATTCAGATAAAGATATATGAATAAAACTCATTCTATCATAACTTATGATATTATTACTTTCAACTGTTTGTAAAGTAAGTGTTTTATTTATATTATTATCTGAACTTATTTTAGATGTATCACATACTCTCATAAAACCTGCTGTCTTACCTTTTACCTGTAAATCAAATATTGATGCAGGGTCTTCAATATATTCTACATACTCCTCATACAATTTAGAAGGTTCTTCAGGTTTAACAAGTAATTCATTACCTGCATTATTCCTATTATATATGATATTATAATCACTTTCGTCCCCTTCTTTATATAATCTCAAATATAAATCACCATAAGAACATAAAGAATATATATCTCTCCAACAGTTTTTATTTATATCTAAAACATCAATTAATCTATTAGCTGCTGCTACAGCTTCAGTACAGTCGCCTTCTGCCCAGATAATATTTCCATCATCATTATATTGGCATGCATCATCAGCATACATTTCAAGTGCAGCTGAAATTATAGGGTCTTCTAACATTTCCTCAAAACCAATATATTTATCATTACGATTTGAAGATAATGTTCTGAATTCTTGAATACTATCAATGTCAGATAGTAATGCATTTGTAACATTATCGGCTAATTGAATATATGTTATATCTTCAGTAGAAGATACAACATTTGAAGTATTATTTTCTAATGGCTTCCGTCTTATACGAAAACCGTTGGATATTGATTCAAATAAATTTGCCATAATACTTAAAATCCTCCTCATAAAATATAGTCTATTTTATATTGTTTATGATGATTTAAAATATAATAAAATCATCAGATGAATATTTATTAATGATACTATTTGTATCTTTATTTTTATTTAGTGAATTATTAGGCATATCTAATAATCCAATTGGTTTAATAGAATTTGTATCTTGTGAACTATTATTTTTATAATTATTTTGATTAGTTTTACCTTGTGAAAGTAATTGCATAGCTAATTTAGCTTGTTCTTGTATTAATTCATCTTCATCATAATTTACTTCATCAAATGAATCTACCCAATCAATATTAAATGTAGGATTTTCTTCATATGTGGAGGCATTATATATAGCACCAGCAAATGAGTCTGATAAGTCTTTTGAACCATCAATAGGGTGGTCCACCTTGCCGGTAGTATTATCTTTCTGTAATCTTACAAGTTCATTTTCTAATTTTTCATAGGGTATCATTCCAACTCTACCATCATTCATAGCGGAACGAGCTGTAATATATCCAGGTTGTTCACCATCTTTTAATTTATCCATAGATATTATTATAGCATCAAATCCATTTATAGTAAGAATTTGTCGAGTATCAGCAGATTGGAAACCGTCTATAGATATACGTTTAATATTGAATCCAATATCTTTTAAATAGTAAATAAATTGTCTTGTTTTTTCTAAAGATATTTCATCTCCTCTTGGAGCTTTAATACCTACTGTAAATATATGTTTATAACATCTTTCTAATTTAACTTTATTAACTTCATCTATAGCATTTTCATTAATTAGTTTTCGTTTACCTACAATAGCTACATCAGTTAATCCAGTAATATCTCCTTTTAGTGATGTATCTATGTGTAGAAAATGTGGTAAAGATTTAGTAGATTCAGATATAAGTTCAGGATGAAAGAAATTTTTTATTTCCAATTCATCGTGTAAACCTATTTCTAATATATCCATACCAAATGGCTTAACATATTCTTGCATATAGCATTTACTAAATAAAGCATAATTGAAGAAACTGGTTGTACCGATTACTGAAATACCTGCAAGATTCATTAAAGCTGTATTTATGTTAAGTATAAAACTCTGTCTTAAATCTATTGGTACTTCTATAATATTATAACCTTGTTCAATTATATCTTTTAAGAATATTTCATCATTTTCTACATCACTTGGTATAATATATGATTGCAATAATCTATTACCTACAGCTACTTTAAAAGTTTTATCACTATAAGTACCTTTAGGTTTAACTACCCATTGAGGTTTATCTACAATAAGCATATTTTTAGCTTCTTCTGTAGATTGTAATTTTCGCACATAAGATTCCAAAAAGTCGTGTTCTGATTTCTTTGATGAAACGAGAAACATTCTACCATATTGTTTTCCGTTAACAATAAAACGTGAATTAATACGTTCTTTAATTTGTGTATATGTTTCAAGAATACCGCTTTGTGCAGATAGTATGTCCACACCCTTTAAAGGAGAAGATTTAAAATCTACCTCATCCATTAAAGCTGCATATATTTGTTTACCTAAAAAATGTCCTGCTTTAGAACCAAATGACATTGTAATATGTTTAGGTGGATTATATCTTAATACTTTTTTACCAGTTACTGTTCCTCTTTCTAAAAACCAAGGACTATTTAAAAGATATTCGTGCATAGTATTAAATGCAACACCTTCAGCAAGTTCTATAGTTATATACAAAAGG